AAAACCAGTTGTGCGGATATGCTTCTTTACAAAAGGTGATATTTGCATAGCTGTAACGCTGCCGGGTTTATGAGCACCTTCATACTGCTTCATAAAATCAGTAGCCATCGGGAACACATCATCCGTACACCATAATAATTTATCCCATTGCGGTAATCCTGGCAATCTTCCTCTGCATACATCTTGAAACGCTCCAATGTCAAAACCTACATTTGGGCGGCGAATATAAGTAACGTCTTTACATAGTTCTTCCCATTCGGGATCTGGCTCATCGCAGTTATGAATGATAACCGTATTAACTGGGTCGCATTTCTTCAGGCAGTCAAGCCAGTGGCGAATGTTGTCAATGCGGTTGTAAACTATGATTATTAGGAGGGTCATTAGTTCCTTATTAATTTCGCTTTAATAACCGTATCGCTAACAAATAATTTATTGCCATACGGAATAACTTTTACCCGATTGTTTTTAATAACAATATCCGCATCCTGGATATAATATTTCGGAGTGGAGCAGGAGGCAAGTATGAAAACCATTGCAGTAACAAACAACTTCGCCATTGCTTTGATATTCTTGTTGGCAGACTGCTTACTGTTTAGTATTTCACTATGCGCTAACACCTCTCCGTTGGCTGCATAATACTTCACTCTGAATTTTCCTGACTTTGTTTTGATAATTTTTGTAGGCATGGTTAGTGTTTTTATTAAATCAAATAAACCCCCATTACCTAAGTAACAGGGGTGTTGGTGGAACTTATCAGGAAACCACCGAACAGGTTTTGATAAGATAATCTAAAAGTTGTTGTTTAGTGTTCGCAGCAGCAGCATAAGCAGCATAAGCAGCAATATAAGCAGCAACAGCAGCAGCATAAGCAGTAGCAGCAGCATCATAAGCAGAATCAGCAGCACGCCGCTTAATCAATAAATCCTCTAAAGAAATATGGCCAGATAAAAGTTGCTTTGCTGCTTCAATACATTCTCTTACCTTGAGATCCCCCGGATATTTTTCTTCATAGATTGGTAATACCATTTCAGCTACATCAATAGCTAATTTTTGATTCTGTTCTTTAGTCAGCAGTTTTTTGCAAACAAACCAAAATTTGTCTTTCAATGGTATTTCGCTATTTAGTATAGCAGTTAACGTTACAATCTCATTTTTCATAAATGAGCATTGCACTAATTGCTCAACTGAATAACAGCCGCAATTTTCTTTCATGTAATCTCTTGTAAATTCTTGTCGCACCTGAACCGGTACTGGTGTAGTTGTTTGCATGATGATAAGTTTTTAGACTGCTAATATACTAAAAAAAAGAAACCCACCAAATAAAAATTCGGCGGGGTATAAAAAACCAACTGCTATGATTGCTATATGAAGGAGGGCTTAACTTTCAGCTCTCCTATTCGTTACTTTCTTTCGGCTGCACAATATTGATCGCAATCGCTGCCATCTCCACCGGGCCGCCATCAGCTCCGGTGATCTCGGAACGCTCAACGTAACCTCGTTTCTTGGCCCTGGTCTTTAGGAAGAAAATTGTTGACCCAGTATCGCCAGAATCTATAAGGCTGAAAAGCTTACTTTCAACATGGTCAATTGCAGACTCCCTTATTTCCTCAACAGCGGCCTTAAATGCTGTGTCCTCATCCATCCATCGGTAAAAGGTAGAACGGGCAACACCGCCATTCCTTGCGGCTGTCATAACGATTCCATGAGCTTTGTCAAGCTCTTCCAATGCTTTTAGCTTATCACCGTCCGAAATGCCCCAATCTTGTACTTCTGCCATACTGCTAAATTAGGAATAATTGTTGGAAATGGGAAAAGGAAGTTACCAAACCATCCCATCGGTTGAACGGATGGGGTTGCCGTTGTGATCTTCTTCCAAGCCGTTAGGCGAACCCTGTATCCTTTTCTTTACTTTACTTTCCTTTCCTTTGTTATGTTTTGTTATAACTTTGTTATCGTTTGTTATAACAGTGTTATTAGAACCCCACCTAGAGCGCATTCCAGCCTTTCCAGCCTCAGACTTTTTCCACCTCTTTTCCTCAAATTCGTCCTTATTTCGCAACACTCTTTGCGACCAATATTTTTTACCATCTGTAACAAATAACCCTATTGTTATAGCTTCGTTATAGAATTGTAATAACAGATCTTTATCTACATGAAAAGACTGGGAAAGTCCTTCAATCAGCTTAACCGTCAGCCTGCCGTCAGCCTGTTCGTGCATTGCTTCTATAAAGCACCAGTATAACCCATAACCAGCCATCCCAAACCTGGAAATAATGTATAGGCATTTCTCATCGTTGTGAGCGTTCGCATCATGCGAAAAGTAGTAAGCGTCTTTTTTCATATTGATTCATATTGTCTGGTGAATGTATTGTATGTAAAGCAAGCAAACCCTGTTTGCCCAAGCCAAGAAAATCTTACTTTTTGAACGTAAGCGGTAACTATTCCGGTTTCGAAATCCCGATGAACAGATATTCCATTATCAGCCTTGTTAAAGAAATGAGCCGATCCTGCAATATCATACATGGTTGCCGGTGGGTATTTACCCTTAGTGTCTTTCATTAATTTTCTGGGGTGTGCAATAATAAAAACATGGGTGTCTGTTCTAAGTGCAAACTCTTTAATAAGGGTAAGGGCTTCGCTTATGTACTGGGTTTCGGTGTACCCGTAAGGAACTTTATGTTCTATGTAGTTCCAGGGATCTATAACAACTCCTTTAATCCCTGTTCGCCTTACCACTTCAGTTAATTTCTGTATTATACCTTCGATACTAACCTCTACTTGCAAGATGTTTAGGAATGAAAAGTAACTATCAGTAAGATAAATACCATGTTCAAATTCTGCTCGGCTCATTCTATGTGCAGGGTCTTTCCTAAAGTTAAAAGATAGCCCTACAAATTTTTCCATCAGCTTAGTAACATGAAATGGTATAGGATTTTCAAACGAACACATAGTAAATTTCCAGTTATGTTTTCTCGCAAGTGAGGTAACAATATAATCAATAAATTCAGATTTACCCATATTTGGTGCGCCGGTAACTACTGTCATTTGCCCACCTGAAAAAGAAAGTAGTTCATCAAACTCTCCAATACCCGCCTTAACACCTTGAGGGTAGCCGTTGATATAATAATCTTCAACTGTTTCAAAAATATCATCCATTGTAACGATACCATCCAGCGGCCATTTTTTAGACTGATCTATTATGCTTTGCAGCATCGGCTTACCATGCTTAATAAGTATTTCGTTGGCATCTTTGCAACCTTCGGGGTAATCAACTTTATAACATCGTTCTTTACCTAACCGGCGGGCTAATTCATCCCTTAATGCAAGCCCAACGGTATCATTATCGGTGAATAGGATTATCTTGTCTTTATCTTCAAACTCCTGCCAGCAATTATCAAGATACTTTAATTGTAGTTGCCCGGTTCCAGCACCATTAGGAACCGAAACAACATTGTAAATACCAGCTTCATGTAAAGAAAGGCAATCTATTTCACCCTCGACTATTATTGCGGTAGTTTCGTTTTTAATAGAATCTATGTTGTAAAAAATTAATTCAGCGTTCTTGTGTAGCTTAAAATCTTTATCCTTTGCCCGGTATTTTATATTGATAAGTTGATCATCTCTTATGAACGGGAAACAGATAGTAGGAACTTCTTTTTTTGCACCGGGCATCCATTCGTTTATTTGAGTAATGCCGAAACGTAAAAGAGTATCATTACTTATACCTCTTTTATCGAAGTAATCAATAGTTGCCGGTGGTAATTTTTCAAGTCTTGGTATTGGTCGTTCATACTCTTTTACCGTTTCACTAAAAGGTATATTATACTTGTCGGATATTATTTTTAATGCCTGAATGTAATTTATAGAATCATGCTCCATTAAGAAAGCAACGGCATCTGTTCCTGATTTGCCACAACCAAAGCATTTATATCCTTTCTTACTTACATTAAATGATGGTGTTTTTTCCTTGTGGAAAGGACATAAACCAACCATTCCTGATCCATGTTTTTTTAGTTTAACATACTTGGAAACTATCTCAACCAGGTCGGCGGCGGCTCGTATTTCTTCGGTGTTGGTTATCATAAGTAACACCTCCTTTTTACAACATTTCTTATTGTGTCGAGATGAACATTAAATTTTTTTGCGTACTCTTTTGCGTTTTTAGAAATAAAGTAACCAGAATAAAAAACATTTTCTCTTATTTCTGAAACTTGCTTAGTAGTTAGTTTTCTAAGTGGATTTATTCTGCCATTAAAATCATAACCATGTTTGCTATTATGACTATAGTTACACCACTCTAAGTTATTAACTCGATTATCCGTCCTGACACCGTTCTTATGATTAATTATAGGATGATTATGTGGGTTTGGTATAAAATATTCAGCTACAATCCTGTGTACAAATGCTCTTTTTGTTTTACCAAATCTACCCATAGTAACCCTTTTATACCCCTTGCAAGACGTATCGAATTTTTTAAACAAATGTTCTTTCCTTGTATTTGTTCCGGGTGAATTAATAGGAAGTCTTTTAATACTACCCATGTTACTAACTAAGTAATGTTCAAAATCTTTTATTGGTTTCCATTCTTCCATAAAATAAAAAATGCCGCCTTCAAGGGAAGCAGCCCTATCCAGCGACATATACTGTTAATGAAAAACCACACAACTATCTGCTTATAATAGTGTGGTCTGTATTGGTGTCGAAGATAACACTTTATCGTATTGTATAAAAAAATCTTCGACTGTTTTTGTAAAGAAATATTCACCACCCGCTTTTCTCTCTCTTTCTTGTTCTTTTAATTGTGCTGGCGAAGGCTTATCTTTATTTATTTTCACTTCAAACATTACAGATTTACCGGCTATGGTTGACGAAACGTCCGAGCTGCCTGTTCTTGTTGAACTTTTGATCCACTTCCCGTTAACTTGTCTGCCCATTACGTTTATTCTGGTTGCCCTCCATTCGTTCCAGGTTAGAAAATCTACTATAAATGACTGCAGCCCATTCGCCGTACCGATGTCAGGCCGGTCTGGTTCAATGAAGTGGTTATCCTTAATCCATTGCGGGAATTGTTTTGACTGGTGGTTAAACTTTGCATCCCGGTAACGCTTGAAGTGTTCATCGCTGATCACTACTGTTCGTTTCTTCGCCCCTTTATTCAGCAGCTTCAATAGTTTCTCCGCTTCATGCAGTTGCGTAATCGGTAGCCGTACTTTAGCCTTATCAGCGTAGGACTGCAGATTAATCGGGCATTTGTTTACCTTCCTATGCCCCCAGATCAGGTGTTTGGTTTCGTTGAGGGTCATAAATTAATCTCTTTAATTTTATC